TCATTTGCCTTTGCCTTTCCGAGCCGCGCCGCGCATCGTCTTCGACGACGGGGCTTTCCAATCACAACCAACCATGCCACCCTTTTTGAAGGCGCGGCCTTCCGGCATAATCTGCTGCGCGGCCATGGGGGTCATATTCGGACGCGGGCCGACATTGACGCCGCCCGTACCGGGCTTACCCATGCCGGGGCGACCCATGCCGGGGCGACCCATGCCGGGGCGACCCATGCCGGGGCGCGGGCCGGGCTGAACTACGCCGGGGCGACCCATGTCGGCGGGCATCTGAGACGGCAGCGAACCTTTGGGAGGAAAACCTGCCGCAGCCATTCTGGCCCGCATGTTTTCCATTTCCTGCTGCGGCGTCAAGATTTGACTAGCCGGGGTTCCCGGTGCGTAGCTGGTCATTTCTTCAGGTCCTTCGCGTTCTTGCCCTTGGCGGGAGCAACGGCAGTCTTTTCAAGACGCCCGAGAGCGCCACCGGCACCGCCCGACATCTTCGCGGGCTTAACCTTGACCATGTTCTTCATGGGACGTCCTTTCAAGTGATGGAGACCGTGAGGTCACCTACGTAGCAATATATCGTGGAAGTGATCGGATTGCCAATCGGGTTCCAGCCGAAATAGGTCGTCGACGGCTGACGCTGATCGGGGCGCGGATTGTAGAGGGCCTGCGGGTCGTAAACGCGCACCCGGCCAAGCTGAAGCTGCGGGTGGTCTTTGTCGAGGCAGATTTTGCAGACCTTCAGCCCGTTGGGCCGAAGGTCATAGAACTCGGTGTGGAGCTGGTTCAGGCGAAAGCTAAAGCCGCACCGATCACAAAGCGCGAGCGCCTTGGGGTTCGATGCAAACTTCGCTGTCGCTCCGCCGCCGTAGGTCATGCCCCGATCCGATAGCTCGCGCCACGCGGCACAATGCTCAGCGTGGCCTTTTCACGATCTTCTTCAGACGCGTTCACCCAATCCTCTTCGTACCGCGCCTTGAGACGCATGATGAGGTCAGGGTTGTCCGACGCCTTCTTCTCAGCGATGTGGTACGCCAAACCGGAGATGAACACCGGCAGGAAGCGGAACGGGAAGTCGGCGGTGTTGCTGTATGCACCCGCGTCTTCGATGCGCTTCAAAATCCAGTAGACCAGCGTGTAGCCCTCGATATTGGGCAACGGCCAGAGATGGATGCGAGGCCCTGCGTTCAGGCGCTCGATGTAAATCTGGGTCGGGCGCGACTGGATAGTCGGATTGGTGCGGGTCGCGTAGGTCGAGACCGAGACGCGGCTCACGGTATAGCGCGTCGTCTGCGTCTGGTTCGGGATTTGCACCACCTGCTCGATGACATCGACGATGTCGGCATCGAGCTGGTACTCGCCCTGCCCCTGCGTGAGCGTGACGGTACGCTCTTCCATCGTCCACATGTTGATGCCGCGATTGGCCCAATCGAGCAGCATCAGGTTGATGGAACGGCGGGCCGTCTTCATGTCGTAGCCCGAGCGGCTTTCGAGGCCGCAGCGCTCGTAAGCCTCTTCGATGGCCTCAATGAAGTCGAGGTTAAAAGTCGTGGTCCCGCTGGTCGTCATCTATGCCACCTGTCTCGGTACGCTGATGTTAGCATGTTCCGACGAATATTCGAAAGCGCCGATGTGGCGGACCTGCTGCGAGACGAGGTCGTCGACGAAGGTCGGGAAGCCGTGCTCCGCAGCCTTACGGCAGAAATACACGTCCTCGCCTTCGAGCCCGCCGGGAATGTCGTCGCCGACGCGCATCAGGAACCATGGACGCGGGAGCTTCTCGAACACCTCGCGCTTCACCAGCATGAAGCCCATGCCGACATGCGCAACCAGCTCGACCTTGGAGCTGCCGCGCACGGTGTGATGGTAGTGGTTGCCCGCTGGGTCGAGCGCCGCCACGGGGCGAAGCGGCAGGCGGCGGGTCGAGTAGTTGGCCGCGATGATCGGCATGTTGTGGCTGACCATGCGGTCGATGGCATCACACGGGAACCGCATGTCGCTGTCGATCCAGAGGATGTAATCCGCACCCTGCTCCAGCGCCATCGTCGCCAGCTTCTCGCGCTGGTCAAAGATGAGCGTACCTTCGAGCACAATCGGGGTGATCTGGTCACCCCGATGCGTGCTGACGAAATGCCCGATCAGGTTCGCAAGGTCAAAAGCGAAGGCCGTGTGAACCTGATCTCGGGCGGGCGTGCAGATCGCCAAGTGCATTACGGCGTGTCCTCGATGAGCACGATCTGGAAGTACGACGACACGGCTTCATTATCCGCCGAGGTCTTGACCGTCGCCGTGATGCGTTCGCCGGGGCCAATCGGGATCGCATACGAAAAGTCAAACGGGTACAAGCCGTTGGCAAAAGTTACGATAGCCGCCGTTCGATCAATGCCGTTGGCGTCCATGAGCTTAAGCCGACCCGTAATAAAGTTGGCCCCGTTTTCTGTGCCTGACGAAATAGACCCGTAAGTCACATACGCCTTATGGCCGGTCGGGCAAACCCATGCGCCGGTCAGCGAATTATTCTCGCCGATACCCGCAAACCCGTGGATAACCGCCGGAACGCCCGCCGTCACAACACCTGTACCGACATAGATGTTACCAGCGTTTACGCCGCCGGAACCAACGGTCAGAACCGTTACCTGCTGAATGAAGGTATAGGTATTGGTCGTGTTGACGGAGGTCTGACCGTTGAGGGTGACAGTTTCTGACGCCTCTTCGCCGCCAGCGTTAATACCCTTGATGAACACAGTCCGAGCACCCGTGCCCGCAGACGTATCGCTGGCACTGGACGAGCTGACCTTCATTGTCACCGGGGACGAAAGGAACGGGATAGACGTGCCGGGAGGCCATACAGTCTCTTCACCGGCGCTGTCGGCATCGGCGTTAAAACCGAAAACATGGACGGCGGTGTGATAACCAACCTCGCCCTTGCCGACCTGAAATTCGAAGGGCTCGTAGCGCCCGAGCTTGGAAATGGAAGTGGTCATTGCCGCTCTCCTGTTGGAAGAGTGGGGGCCGAAGCCCCCACATCATATTACGAGAACGGGGTCGCTTCGGTGCTGGTCGCCGAGCCAGTCACGATGACAGACCAAGTATCCAGCGCGGCGTCGATCAAGGTAACGATGTTGCCTTTGATGCCGCCCGTGGTGGTGCCGTTCAGAGTGATGGTCGTTGCCCCAGCAGCCTCAAAGGCCACAATGGTATCGCTAGCATTGTCCTGCGCCACATAGGCGGTGCCGAACATGGTGTCGTTGCCTGCCGCCGTAATGACGTAGCTACCGCCAGAGGCGGTGGTGCCGACAAAGAACTTGTACTCAGTACCAGAGCCGGTGGCAGCCGGGAGCGTCACGGCAATGCCAGCAGCGCGGTTCAGCGTAATCAGCTTGCCGACATCGCCCGAACCAACCGTCTTGGTCGAGGTGGTGACGTTCGACACACCGCCGCCAACAGCAGCGTTGATCTGAGCACCAGTGACGGTGATCTCGGTGTCGGCAATCGAGAGCACGCCGACGTTCACGGTATTCGGGAAATTCGTAATCTGACCCATGTTCATCTCCTTGTGACAACAGGCCACAGTCGGGAGTGACCACCGCATGAGCACGGCATGACCTGTTCGGGTCACTATGCCTACCATGCAGGGGGTGCAAAAGAAAGGCCCGCCAGTGGGCGGGCCAAGTGGGTGGGTCGGGAGAACCCTAAGCGTCAAACCGAGAGGGAGGAACCATCGGTTAGGCAGTCTGTGTAGCACGTCCGTTGCAAAAGAAAAGGCCCGGCGTGAGCCGGGCCTTTCCATTCGTAGGACCCTTGGCGGGATTACGGAGCGCCCGGCGAACCCCAAGTGGCGAGGTAGTCGCTGATGCCGAAGGCATAACGCTCGCGCATCTTGTAGCGCATATTCCCCGTGTCGAAGTCACCGTCGCTGTCTTCCGAGAGCGGGACACGGTTGAAGTACTTGAAGCCATCCGACACGTCGGTCAGGAGGAACCAAGCATCCGGGTCCGTCAGGAAGTGGTTGACGGCGAAGCCTTCCGGCACCGAGGCCGAGGTACGAATGGCGTTGACGTCGTTGTTCGCAGTGCCCGGCTGGAGCTGGGTTTCGAGCAGACGGATCGCGGTGTACTGGAGATCGATCGGCACGATCATCTTACGCACACGGGCGTTGATGAGCTTGCCGCGATCATCCGTCCACTTACCGATCTGGATGATAGCCGCTTCAAGCGACGTTTCATTCAGGTCGACCGGGGTGGTCGGGCGGTTCGAGATCGTCGGACCAGCAACCTGCGGGTGAGCAGTGTTGTACAGGGTCACGCCATCACCGGTGAGGTAGGTGGTGAAACCGTTGTTCAGCACGGCAGCGGCCTTGATCTGCTTGGTGTTCGCCATGGAACGAGCGAGTTCCTTGGTGTACCGAGCCGAGAGGCTGTCGTACAGGTTGTCTTCGAACGCTTCCTGCGTCAGGGCGAAGCCCATGGAGATGGTCTCCATGGTGTAGCGGGTGGTGTAGCCTTCCTGAGCGGTATCGAACAGGGTGGCGGCACCTTCCTGCTTCACCGGCGCATTGCCGAACGAAGTGATCTTCTGGTCTTCTTCGAAGGAACGTTCCGAGCCGTACTCGGTGTAGATTTCCTTATGCTCCTGCTCGTAGCGGTTATATTCCAAACCGAACAGGGCATTCAGACCGGGCAGAAGCTCCTTGAGGAGCTGGGCACGAGAAATAGCGGCCATTTCAGATAGCTCCTCTTAGACGCCAGTGGTGGAAACGTACTGGTGACCCGCGTTCCACTTGACGAGAACGTCAGTGTAAGCGTCACCCCACGCGTTGTTCGGGCTTTCGACAAGGCCCACGATACGCAGCGGGAGCGTGCTCGCCGTGCTGATCGAGGACACATCCAGCGCGTTCTTGGACTTGCCAAAGGTTGCCGAACCGTTCGTCTGGTACAGCGCAGCGTTGGCACCAAGAGCCGTCTGGGGAACAGCGTCGTTACCCTGAATTTGAAACACGGCGTTCGGGTCAGTCACGACCTTGGCGTACACGGTGTAGCCCGTGGTGATGCCCGGCCAGTACTGGCTGTCAACGACGTAGCCAATCGAGTTGATGTAACGGCAACCCACGAAGATACCGATGGGGGTCATAGCCACGTCAGACGTGTTATTACCCGAGGTATCCTTGGTCACGACGCCATCAGTGGTGAGCTTCACGGCGTCACCGAAGTAGATGGCGGTCGTATCGCCGTCAGCGATGTTCAGGGTTTCGAAGCCCTGAGTGTTGTACCCGGCGGCGAGGTTCTCGACCGGAACCATCCCGTAGGGGTAAGAAGAAGCAGACATGCTTGTCTCCTAAGTTGGTGCTTTGCCGCTTACCGACCGAAGACGGTTTTACGCTGCTTCTCCGCGAACTTGCGCATACGCTCATCGCTGTCACGCAAGTAGGAGTTTTCGGCGCTATCCATCTCAGCCGCCGTGCGGCGCTGATAATAGACCTTCCGCTGCTCCGCCATCTCCTCAGGCATCTTGCACAGGATCAGACCGCCGACTTCGACTTTGCCTGATGTCTGCCCGACACTGAGGTCCATCATCAGCTCAGGATGGTCAGCGGCATCTACCGGTTCCCAGCCTTCGCGAAGACGCTTCTGGAGGTTGGTCTTGTCTTCGTTGTTGCGCGTTGCCGTCCGGACCCACTTGAAGACGTATCCGTCCTGCGGAAGGGGATCAGGCAGCATCGTAGGTTCGACCCAAGACCTGCGGCGAGAGGACTGCTCTCTACTTTCAAAAGACCGGGGCGTCCGAGCCGTCGGCTCTTCGACCAGATCATCCCAAGGGTTGTTCATTCCGATCTCCATCATGCACCATCACCGTTGCGCATCGACTTCAATTTCTGAGCCGCGTACGCCTGCGGGGAAACGCCGAGCCTCTTGGCGATTGAAAGCTCGGACCTCGTTAGCGTGACTGTGCGCGAGGACTTCGGCTGAGGCGCATCGCGCCCTGCGTCAGCATTCGCGTTGGGACGGCGGGCCGCACGCTTCGATCCGCTGTCAATGTCGTCTTCCGACCCGTAATTGTCGAAAGGTTGATGTTCGGTATATACCGATTTCATTCCACGGTCTAGCTCCCGAGTGTACTCGGGGCTGGCGGGGTCTACACCACGGGCCACGAGCGTTTTGTGGATGGACAAAGCAAACTCGGTTTTGGCCTCGTTGCCCTGCTTTCCGAACCATGCGTTCTTCGCCAGCCACGCCGCCACGTTCGGAGCAATCTGCGGGGCAGGCTGCTGAACCGGCTGCGGGATCGGCTGCTGAACAACCTGTTCCTGTTCTTGCTGACGCGGGATACGGGAACGGATAGCCAGCTCTTCAGCGGCAAGGCGCGAGATCATCTCCTGCGCCTCGACGATATTGTCAGTGTCCCCGCTTTCGTGCGCCTGCTTGAGGCGCTGCTTGGCCTCGCGCATGGCGCTTTCGTTGCGCTGGATCATGCTGTCGGCCAGAGCCGTGCCGCTCATCTGCACGCGCTGGCGCAGTTCTGCGGCTTCGTGCTGTGCCATGCGCGCCGCCTCGATGGCGGCGTTAAGCTGGCGCTGTGCCTCTTCCTTGGCCCGGCGTTCCGTCTCGCGCTCGAAGCTCAGCCGCTTGATGCGGCTTTCGATCTTCTTCTTGCCAAGGCTGCGCAGGTCATCGACCTGCTCTTCCATGGACGGGTCGGGGTCGTATGTCGTCGGACGCCCACGATCTTCTTCGGGGGTGTCGTCTTCTTCGATAATCTCGAAAGCGTTCGGGTCCGAGTTATCGAGATCGACTTCTACGCTGTCGGGCAGGTCGTCTGCACTCGGGGGCAGATTGATTTTGTCGCCCTCATCGCCACGCGAGGCGCGGAAACTTTCACGAGCCATCAGAGACCTCCTACGCTTGCGCCTTCGGGGATCGTCGCCGTGATCTCGTCATCCGAGAGCATACGGAACTCGACCCCCTCGATCTTGAACCGCTTGCCCGCGTAGCGCGAGAACAGCACGGTGTCGCCGATCTTGCACCACGGCCCAGACGGGAAACGCGGGCGGGCGGAGATCACAGTCACCGGCGTGCCGGGCGGCAGGTCGGCGGGGAGTTTTGGTTCGGGGTCCTTGTAGCAGTCCGGCCCCATGGCGATGACGGTGCCAACCACAGACGCGGCGCGTTCGCGGTCGGAGACGGTCTCGGGAATGTAGATGCCCGACTTCGTGCGCAGCTCGATCTCGGGGAGCGCGACCAGCATGAAATGGCCCACCGGATCGGGGGCGTGCATCATGCCAAGGTCTTCGTCAGGCTTTTCTTCAAAATGAGGCTCAATACGGGTATTCTGCGCTGTGGCGGACAGCGTCGGGAACTTTTGCGCCAAATCAGTCGTCAAGATCGTCTCCGTCTTCGAGGCTCTTGCGCTCCTCGTGCCAAGCCAGAAGCTCGCGCAACGATGCGATGCGACCTACTACCTCACGATAGGCCGCATAATCTGTCGGCTGACCCGACAGAATTACGGTCGTCAGGGCGTCGATCTTTTCCTTGATCTCTTTGATGATCGCGGTCATTCGGCTTTGCCCCGTGCTTTGGTGGTAGTGCTCAGCAACTTGACGATTTCAGACATTTCCTTGCCGCGCATACCGGCGGCAATCTCTGCCTGCTTCAGAATATTTTGGTCCGCAGCCATGCGGCCCTGAATTTGAACGGCGAGCGTCGAACGTTCCGTTTCGGACATTTCCTTGAGGATGGCGAGCAGCGCCTTCTGGCGACGATCCTCGGCCTTTTCCTGCTGCCCAACCTGAAGAGCGGCAACCTTGATCTGGTTGGCCTGCTCCTTGATGTCGAGTGCCCGCTTCTCGTTCTGGACGATGGGGTCGTTGGCAGCTTCTTCTGCCGCCTTCGCAGCCTGCTCGGTCGTGTGGACGTTGAGCAGCTTGTTGGCGGCTTCTGCCGTAAGGGTGGCGAGTTCGTACTCGACATCCTCGGGCAGCGGCTGGCCCGGAGGCGGAAGCGGTACGCCGAGCTGCTGTTCGAGCTGCTGACGGTACTGGAAGGCAAGGTGTTCCTGCACATGCGCCATGGCTGCCGCCATGATCGGCGCGGCTGCCGGGTTGTCCTTGAGCATGGCCTGCATGGATGGGTCTTGGATCGCGGCCATATGCACGGCGATATGTGCATCGTGGTTCTGATTTGCACCAGCACGGACCGGGCGATTGTTGAGCAGGTCCATGTTTTCCGTGACCGGGTCGCGCGGCTGCACGTCGGCGTCGGGCGGGATGAACAGATCGGCTTCTTCGGAACCGAGGATCATAATCATCTGACGGTGAACCGCCTTCTGGTTATAAATCTGCGGGTTCTGCTGCATGAGCTGCGTGATAGCCTGCATCTGCATGATGCGCTGCGCCATCGTGGTCGCGTTCGGGTCGGCAACCGGGATGATGTCGATGTTCTGGGCGTAGTCCTGCTCGCGCGTGGCCTGCTGCTCATCCTCAGCCAGCGTGAACGGGTACGGCTGATCGAGCATGTAATCGCGCACGATCTCGTAGAGGACGTTCAGTTCCTGCGTGAAGCTCTCGTAGAGGCGCTGCTGAACAGCCGACATCACCTTCATCGAGCGCTCGATGATGGCAAGCGTGGTCCCGACCGGCATGTTGGAGCCGTTCATGTCGGCCACCTTCATGTCGGCGACCGAGCCGATACGGCGTCCTTCGTCCACGATCTGGCCGAGCAGGCTGGCAAGGACCGTTGACGGTTCCTTGTACGGCAGCGGGAAGAAGTTTTCGCGCAGGGTGCCCGCCGAGACTTCCACGTCGCGCCACTCGCCGGGGCCGATGGGGTCGCTGTCGTCCTTGATGCGCATCCCCTTGGCCTTGTAGCCAGCAGGGAGGTTGCTCAGCGTACCAGCGTCGACAAGCTGACGGAGGATCGAGGTCGCGCTTTCGGTCAAACCACCAAGGATATTGATAAGACCGATACCATACGGGCCGAAGCCGGGCATGTACTTGTGCTGGATGACCGAGCGAACGCGCTCGCAGGTCGGGTCGTCTTCGCGCCATTCGCGGCGGATCGACAGGACTTCATGGCTGTCGGTGTCAACCGTAATGACGTAGGGCAGAGGGTCGCCGCTCTGATTATACGGGTCCTCTTCGAGGTAGTAGAGGATGTGGCACTCGAACAGCTTGTGCGGCGCGTCCTTGGCGTCGTTGGTGTTCGACTTGCCCTCGATCCGATCCTTCTCTTCGGTGATCGGATCATTGTAGGTCAGCGATGCTGTTCCAAGATCGACCTGCCGATAGAAGCCGGAAGACATCTTGGCCTCGATCCAATTCGAGGTCTTGTACATGATGATGGTGAAGCGGTCAGCGCTGTCGAGGCTGGCCGCGCTATAGGGCATCAGCATGTGTTCGGGCAGAATGTAGTGCGCGGACGGGCGGCGATGCACCTCGTCGTACCGCCACGAGCGGAACGTCGTGCCCGCGAGCGGCAGGTTGAACAGCATCATGTCGGTTTCGTCGCGGAAGCCCTTGATGACGCGGCGGCACAGGTTGTTCAGGTCGCGCTGAATGCGCTTGGCCGTGCGCTCCTTCTGCTCCGTCACCGCGCCGATGATCTGCGTCTTCACCGGGCCAGCGCCGGGGAACAGGTCAGACATGGCCTCGGCGTTGAACCGGATCACGCTTTCGAGCAGGACAGGATGGAAAGCACCGCAGGCATTTTCCCACGGCTCGGTACGCTGTTCGTACTTTAGGCCGAGGAGCTTGAGGCCATTGGAGTAGGTCTTGCGCCAATCGCCACGGCTTTCCTCATCATCCTCAGCGAGGCCGATGATTTCGTGGCCGATGGACTGAAGGCGACCTTCTTCGAGCAGGCTGGTCAGGTCCTCGCCAAAATCGCCGGGTCGGGCGCTGACCGGGAGCGGGGCACCGAAATCGACGACCATGCCGCCGTCTTCGGTCTCCGTCGTGGCCGCGTCTTCGACACTGATGTCCATGGTATCGGCGGTGTTCTCCTCGATGTCCGGCGTGTCGAGGGTATTCGGGAGACCAGTCTTACGCTCGATCTGGGCCATCAGTAATATCTCCTAGCGCGGTATTGACGGGGCTCGTCCCAATCGTCCGGCTCGTCATTGGCTGTGCGTATGAGCCCGCCCGAGCGGAAGCGCAGGAGAGCTTGGACCACACTGTCGACATAGTCGTCGTGGTCACCATACGGGAACTCCGCGCATTCCTCAATGCACTCATCGGCAAATCGCCGCTCAGGTGCCCAAACATAGCCTGAGGCAAAGATGTCGGCGACCATGTTGGCGCGGGCTACCTTGTCATTGCTGACGCCCTTGCTGCCGCGCCCGTAGCTGAAGTTTTCGACAGGCACGCCCATCGAGCGCAGTTCTTGAATAAGGCTGATGCCCGAGCCCTTGTCTTCGATAAGGATCGTGTCGGGCATGTCCTCGCTATAGAACTCCTGCACCTTCTTCTTCAGCTCGGGGAACTCAAGCCGCGCCTTCCATGCGCTGAGCAGGATGATGTTGTTGATCGGCAGCCCTGTCTTCGGGTCATCGACCTTGAACACGCCCCATGTGGTGAACGCGCTGTAGTCCGCGCGCTCATTCTTCTTCATGGCGGTGTCGATGGACATCATGATGAACTCACACGGCGGCGGGTTCAGATTGTTCCACGCGCTGAGCAAATGGTCAGCGGGGCAATCTTGGTCATCTGCTCCCCACCTGCGCCAGTTCTCGCGCTTGATGATCGCGCCCTCTTCGGAGGTCGGGCTTTGCTGGTACTGCGCCTTCCACTTCGCCACGGGCAGCGCGGCGCGCGTGGCCTTCAGTTCCTCCAGCCGCCAGAAGTTCGGCCACAGGCTCCGCTCATTCTCGGTGTTTTCGTCCAAGATGGCGGGAAACTCGATGACCTCCCAGCGGTCGCCGAACTCACCCTCTTCAAGCGCGGCCTCGCGCTTCAGGACCTGACCGGTCAGGTCGCGCTTCGACCAGCGCGTCATCACGATAATGATCGCGCCGCCGGGCTGGAGACGCTGGCGGGGGCCGGAGGTGTACCACTCGTAGACACCGTCAAAAATCTCGGGGCTAGTCTCGGCCTGCCGCGCTTCCTGTTCGGAGTGCGGGTCGTCAATGATGACGATGTCACCGCCCTTACCCGTCACCTTACCGGAAATACCGATGGCGAAGTACTCGCCGCCCCGGTTCGTGTGCCAACCGGCTGCCGACTGACTGTCTTTGGCAAGAGCCACGCCGGGGAAGATGTCGCTGAAGGCGAGGCCGCGATTGCCGTCCTCGTCCTCTTCGGCGTTTCCCGAGATCAGGTTACGGACGCGGCGACCGAAACCGGCGGCCAGTGCCTCGGTGTTGGACGACTGAATGATCTTCTTGCGCGGGAACTTGCCGAGGAACCACGCGGGCAGGAGCCAGCTCGTCAGTTCCGATTTGGTATGGCGGGGCGGCATGTTGATGATGAGGCGCTTCAGTTCGCCCTTTGCCACGCGCTCGAATGCTTCGGCCATCAGGACGTGGTGTGGCCCCGGAATGAACTGGGGCCACATCAGCTTCACGAACTCAAGGAAATGTTCGCGTGCCTGCTCGACCTTGTGCAGGTGCTCACGCTTGTCGAGAAGCTCGACAACGCGTTCCTTGTCCTCCGGGCTGAGCCGGTCAAGGTTCTTGAGCGCCGAGCTGAGGTCGATGTCGAGGCTCATTCCTCAACCATTTCCTCGACAATCCGCATCAGCTTGAATTTCGCCCGGTCCAGCAACCAGCTCACTTCGGCGGCGTCCGGCTCTGAGCTGGCAAAATACTCTTTGCCGTCCGCGTCATATCCGACGATCACCACGTCGGTGAGACCGGCCTTCTTCGCTGCCTTGAGCACGCGCTTGGCCGGTATCTTGAGCTTGGTGATGTTGTTCAGCGGGACGACGTTGTCTTCGCTCACTTCGTTGCCTTCTTGGCTTTGGTCTTTTTTACGGCCTTCATTGCCTCGTCCGCGATCTTGTTCGCGCGGCGCGGACCCTCATCCATGAACACGCCGTCGATCATGACATGTGTCGGGTTGCCGCCGGGTTTGTGGGTTTTCTTGATCGCGTCCTCAAGCGTCTTCTGGTTCAGCACGGGCTCTTCGACGAGGTCCGGGCGGTTGACCTTGATCGGCTCGATCAGCGGCCAGCCGGGGACGGCCTGCACTTCGCTAATGCTGCCGAAGGGCTTTTCGTCGAAGCTCGGGGTGGCCTTGGCCGAGGACGCCTCGTGGATGCTGTAGTAGCCAGTCGCGCCGGGGGTGGCGAGGATCGCCTCCTTATTCCGACCGCGACCGAGCACTTCACCGTTGGGGCCGACGGCCACATAATCCTGCGGCGCGAGGCCGAGCATCAGCTTCGAGGGCTGGATAAAATCGAATGAGACGAGGTTCATGTCAGCAGTTCCACGCGCGTAAGGATTTGTTGATACGGGAGTTGGGGTCGTTGGCCGTCTTGGACGATGTCAACTTCTTCTTCATGCCGGTCATTCTGGCGCAAAAGCTCGCCTTGCGACCGGCGTCAGCCTTGGTCTTGGGCTTCGGTGCCGGGGGCTTCAGGTTCATGCCCTGCGCCTTGGCGCTTGCGCGCCCCTTGGCGTTCAAGCCGCCCTTGGGGTTCTTGCCTTCCTTGCGTGTCCACGCGGGTGACTTTGCCACGATGATCTCCTATGGGCTGGCCCAGATGTTCGGAGTATCGAGGTCTTCTTCCCACGGCGCAAGAGGCGCGCGGCTGAGCTTGCGGTCGGGGTCAACGAGCTTGATGCCACGGGCGGCAAACTTCTCGCCCTTTATGTGGCCGTTCTTCTTCAGCTCACGGACCGCGTTGATGATCGTGGTGGTCGAGCAGCCAAGGGCTTTGCGCAGTTCCGTCTGGCTCGGGCAGATGCCGTGCTCCACGATGCCCTCACGGATGGCATGATAGACGGCAATATAGGCTGGGGTCAGTTTCGGATCGACGACAACAGGCATGATAGGTCCACGTTGTTGGATAACGTGGACCTATATCGTGTATGCGGGTGTTTTGTCTACAGCTTGGCGGAACCGCGTTTCACGGCATCCGGGGCCTTGGGGCCGGGGACCTTTACCATGCCGCCGGTCTTCATGCCCTTGGCCTTGGTGTAAGCCGCCGGGAGCTTGGCACCCTTCTTGAGGCCGTGCTCCTTGCGCTCTTCGGCGGGCGTCTCGCCGCGCTCGTGCGCCATCATCGACTTCTTCGACTTATAGACCTCGCCGGTCCCTTTTTCACGGATCGCCATGGATCACTTGCCTTTCTTCGCGGCGCGGATGTTGTCGATCATGTTTGGATAAGGACGGCCCGCTGCCGCAGCAGCCGCCTTAGCCTTGGCCTTCTGGGCCGGGGAGAGCGGTTTTGACTTGCCGAGGCCCTTGGGCCGGGGTTTGTCCCACACCTGTTTTGCCATCATAGTGCCTTTCGGCTCAGGGGCTCGTCTTCCCGAAAACTCGGCTGTTCGGGGATCAGCAGCAGGACCTCCTCGGCCTGTCGTGAGGGCACGATACCATACTCCTCCAGCTTGCGCATCAGCGACCGGCGGTTGCCGGACCAGCGCTCGAACGGCACATAGACGCCGTAGTCGTTGCGCTTCGACAACTCCCATTCGGTGCCCTGCCGCTGAGCCAGATGCTTGCGGTCGAGGGGGATCATGATCGGCTCCATGGTAGTTCCTTTTGTTAACGTAGGTGTTGACCGGATTTTGGTACAAAATTTTGGCGCAAAATTTTGGACTTGGAAACGGAAAAGCCGTTGGAGGTGTGAGGGAGCGAGTAAAATGACATGTAACGCGTACACGCGGGGACCCGCGCGCAAAATGGGGGGTGCCCCCTCGCGCTCCGCGCCCCGCCTGCAAGGCCCTCGATTGCCTGCCAGCAGCCGATCCGACCCGGCGGCGACCGGGCCGAGCCGCCGAGCCGAGCCGATGCCCTGCCGCCCGGCGAGCAGCATCAAGCGCAGCGGATCAGGCTGCGCCGCGCTGCGCTGCGATGGATGATGGATGGAATGGCCGGGCAATATCCCCCGGCATCTCACCCCCCGGTAGGTTCGGATCGTGGCTTGCGCCGTCGATCGGGGCGGGCTGGTGCCGATGGCCCGAGGAGCTCAGGCTCAACGTCGATCACGGCGGGGTTGAGCGCTGCGGCCAACCGCTTGCGTAACTCGGCATCGACATCGGTCACGGTCTTGAGTTCGGGCTCCGCCTCAGGTTTCTTGTCGAACAGGCCAAGCGCTTTGCCGAGCAGCTCATAGCCCCGGAGCCGGGTGCTCTCTTTGGTGCCTGCAACAGCGAGCTGCGCAATTCCGTTCAGGACGAAGTCGTCGTTTATTGGAATTAGGGTTGATTGCCCGGAGACCTCAAGCAGCCGTTTCCTGAGCCGTTCTTGAACTCGGGGATTGCCCTCTACCGAGACCGCGTTGTGCCACACTGTGGCCTCGGCAGCGTTCACCGGCTGATAGACCTGCCGGTATGCCTCGGTGACCGACAGGCCCTTTAGCCGCGCCTCAACGTAGTGCCATTGCTTGGCTGTCAGGCCCTCATAGGCTCGGTCATCGCGCAGATTGCCGGACAGGCCCTTGGGGTCCGCTGGCACCAGTTTTTCGGGGTCTAGCTCGATCATGACCGCGAGGATTGCCGGGCGTCTCCGGCTAATGTCCAGAGGTGTTAGCCTGCCATTTCAACAAATTGTTTCCCGACCCTGTTGACATGCTGTTCGAAACGGGTCTATAAACCAACCCAAGGCAGCGCGGTGCTGCCCCTACCGAGGACCCTACCATGATCGACAAGACCGACCTGTATCAGACCGTCACCAACAACATCATCGAGCAGATCGAGGGCGGCACGCTGCCGTGGCTCAAGCCGTGGAAGTCCACCACCGGCGTCAAGGGCGGCGCGATGTTCCCCTGCAACCACATCACGGGCCGCCCCTACTCCGGCGTCAACGTGATGATCCTCTGGGGCCGTGCCTTCACGTCCAACCGGTGGATGACCTTCAAGCAGGCGCAGAGCATCGGGGCCACTGTCCGCAAGGGCGAGAAGGGTACGCAGATCGTGTTCGCCAAGCCGATGACCATCGAGGACAAGGAAACCGGCGAGGAAAAGCAGATTTACATGCTCCGCGCCTACTACGTCTTCAACCTCGATCAGATCGACGGCGTGCCTGCCGCTGCCCCTGTCGCCCCGGTGTCTGACATCGAGCGCAACGCTGCCGCCGATGCCTTCATCTCGGCCACCGGCGCGCTGATCCGGCACCAAGGCAATGAAGCCTATTACACCCCGAGCCTCGACCATATCGTGCTGCCCGAAGCTGGCGCGTTCGAGACCCCGGCCCACTACTACGCGACCAGCCTCCACGAGCTGATCCACTGGACCGGCGCGAAGCACCGCCTTGACCGGACGTTCGGCAAGCGGTTCGGCGATGGCGAATATGCCGCCGAGGAGCTGGTCGCCGAGATCGGTGCCGCGTTCGCCTGCGCCCACCTCGGCATCGAGGGCAAGCTGCGGCACGCTGACTATGTCGCCTCGTGGCTCAAGGTCTTGAAGGCCGACAAGAAGGCCATTTTCACCGCCGCCAGCGCCGCCAGCAAGGCAGCCGATTTCCTCCGGGCGTTCAGCGAGGCAGAGACCGCTGACACCGAGATGGAGGAGGCCTGACAGCCCTATGGGTCCCCGGCTCGCCGGGGACCTTTGTGGGCTGTTAGTTCCTACTGTTGACAAGCCTAGCCGTGCCGTGCTACCTACCAAACCAGCGATGCACTGCCGCACCGCGCCAAACCAAGGAGACCATCATGTTCGCTATCAATTCGATCTCTGATATCCGCAGGGCCATCCGTTACGGCAAGTATGCATGGCCGGGCGGGTTCCCCCTGTTCTTCATCACCAATGACGGCGCGGCCCTGAGCTTCGAGGCCGTGCGAGCCAATCGCCGCCTGATCCTTGAGGCCATCGCCAACAAGGACAACAGCGGGTGGGCCGTGATCGGCACCGAGGTCAATTGGGAAGATGATGACCTGACCTGCGACCATACTGGCGAGCCCATCGAAAGCGCCTATGAGCGAAACAGCCTTTGATCCTCGCCGAGCCGCCCTGCGGGGCGGCTCCACCGGGACCAGCCCGACAACCAAGGAGACCACCATGCTCAACCGCCTTATCCTCATCCTGACCGAGACCCTCGCCCTCATCGGATCGGTCGCCGTCATCGTCGCCGGGGTGCTGCTCATGGTCGGCTTTACCGGGTGACCGGGGCCGCAGCGGGACCGGGTGAGACACCGCCTCAGGGCGGTGTTTTCTTTTAGATT